GATCTCGGTCAGGTATTCCTGAATACCGCAGTAGTTCGTGCCGCTCCCGATGCGCGCCCTGAACGTGGTGGCACCGAAAGTCTTCTCCAGCGACTTGTTGAAGAGGTGCTTGGAGTAGCCGTTCTCGCTGAGCCAGGTTCCGAGGAACGTGCTGCTCATGCGCAGCATCTTGTCCTCCAGCCCGACGTGGACGTAGAGCGTCTCGAGACGCGACGCATCGCCGACCACCCTGATGGCGTCCTTGGCCGGCTTGCCCGCGGTGCGGTGGATCTTGTTGGTCCGCAGCGTGTGCCTCGCCCGCATTTGGTTCATGAACTGCGCCAGCACGTTCGAGACGTTGTCCGGCTTCTCCATGTCGACCGGCTGCGAAACCATGGTCGAGCGCATCGAGACGATCACGCTCACGAGGAACGCCTTGAGCGCGGGGATGTCGATCGCGGTGAACTTCAGGTCGTTAGCGTACTTCGCCCCCATCAGGAGGCTTGTGAGCATGACGCGCCAGAAGCGCTCCTCGTTCTCCAGCTTGAGCTCGAGACCCAGCGCCTTATCGAACGCCTCAACCTCGCGCTCGATGGTGGCGATGTTCTTTCCGAGGAACTTGGCGTAGGCGAGCCCCACCTGTCCGTAGTTTTCGTCCAGCCTGCCGTCGATCACGGCGGCGTCCGAGGAGTTGATCTGCCCCTTGCCACCCTTGCCCGACGGCACGGGATACTCGAACACGCGGTAGTAGCCGGCCAACGTCTGCTTGGTCTGGCCCACGACCACATCGGTGATGGAGTCGTTGGAGGCGCTGACCAGCATCGTCTGCCACTGGCCCGCTTCACGCAGCTGGCCGTTCTGCTGCGACCGGGACTTCTCGCGACCGCCGGTGAGGTCGAATACCACCTTCACGAACCGCTTGGTGTCCTCTTCGGTCTTGAGCTCGTCCCAGTAAATGGGGAGGACCCTTACCTGACCGATCTTCTGCATGACACTGTTGTGGGTGTCGCTCATGCCCTGCATCGCGGTCTTCGGGTTGCCCCAGACAGCCTGCGCGATCCGCATGGTAGTAGTCTTGCCGATGCCGCTCTCGGTCGAGTACGTGCTCAGTAGGATGCCAGGGACGTGCGTGAACTTCAGCAGCGGCGCCCCGAAGGCGCTGGCGAGGATCGCGTCCAGCGGCGGCCTACCTTGCGAGGTAATCATGTTCGCCGCGGCGATCCACGGCTCTATCTTTCCCTCGGGCCGGTACTGGCGCTCGATCACGGCGTCGGGGACGGCGCTGGTGCGCTCGCCGGTGGGCGTGTGGACGGCCCCGCCAAAGATGAAGCCCTCGGGCTTGCCACCATGGGTGCTCCACCCGAACGGCGCCGAAGAGATCACATGCGACTTGTTCTTCTGGAGGTGGGAGACCCAGCTCATAATAAAATCCTTCACCTTCTTGGCGTCGTTGTCCGAGATCGGCATGCCCTGGCCCCACAGGAGGCGCTTCAAGCCGTCCATGGTGGCGGCCTCCTTCTGCGGGATCATGATGCGGTTGGTCCGGCCGACCTCGTTCACCGTGTCGAACATCAGTGTGTAGATCGGCGACGGCTGGATCATGGGATTGGTGATCGGGTAGGTGCAGATCACGTCTTCGGTGGTCGTCCCATCGGCTTCGGTGAGGAGACGCGCAATGACCCCAGTTGGAAGTCTTTTGTACCCCATAGGGAGGTCTCCGATTGGGCCCGCCACACCGCCGACGCCACCGCTCGCAGGTACAAGCGGCGCAACAACCAGCGCAGCTTGGGGTCGAGTGGCAAGGTTAAGAGGAGATTTACCCGCACCAAAATGTGGGCATCCTTGGCATTGGGGCGCGCCCGAGCCACTAATCGTTCGGCATGAAGGCCATCCAAGACCCTTCGCCGCGCGCTCTTTTTCTTTCCGGTCAAACAGCTCGTCGGTGCTGCCGACGGTATATCCGACATGTCCAGAAGCCATGCGATGCGCTTCGTTACGTCCGTTGAGAGCGAAGGTTGAAATGAGGGTGGTGAGGTTCCATAGCGGGTTGGCATTGTTCGCACCGTTGGTGGTCATCGCGTCGAGGATGAAGCCGCACTGCGTGGCGACGCTGGGAAGATCCACGGGTGCCGAGGCGCCGCGGTCAATGCCAGCCGACAACTCGCTATCGCCCTTGATGGCGGGGCGCCGCGGCAGCACGCTGACCTCCGCGGCGGGGATCGCAACCTTGAACGGCGCTAGAGCCCGATCAAGCCGATCCACGCTGTAGCTGTCACCAGTCCGACCACCAGCAAGAGCGACAGGCCGAGGGATATCCAGCTTACGGTTAAGAGTACCCGGCACGCGCAGGATGCGCGCGCTGTCAATCGTGCAGCCGGTGTCGCATTTGAGACCGTGGACTTTAGTTGCTTCGGCGAGAGCGTAGGCGAGCGGCTGCCATTCGTCTTTTGTGAGTGCGCGGTCCAGAACCCAATATACATGAAGGCCCCCTCCAGAGGTTACAATCGCCGAGGGCTTCGGCAGGCTGGTGTCGACGAGGAACTTGGCGAGCGCGGCGGCCGCGTCCGGGACCGAAGCGTAGGAGTTTTTGTCCTCGCCCTTGGCGTCGAGATCCAAAAACAAACTCTTGAGCGCGGCGACATTTTCCTGCGAGCGGATCGGCGCCAGATATTTTGCGCCGCGCGCCGAGGTCTTCTCCAGGCACTCGTACTGCGACGACATGCAGACGTAGATGTCCTTGGTGTCCTTGCCCGACAGCGCCCACTTCACGGTGTTGGCGGCTTCCTGCGGCGAGCGGCAGGCCCGGCCAGTCCAGATCGGCTTGCCGGTGTGGGAGTTCAGCTTGGTGAGGGTCCAGTGGATGTTGACGTAAGCAGGGGGCTCGCCCTCCTGCGGCCAAGGCAAAACCTTGGCAAGGTATTCTTGCGCGTGCTGCATGCGTCCGCTTCTTGTCAGCCGAAGGTGGGCGCGGGGACGGCGGATACCGTCCCCGCGTAGGGCTTAGGCGGCTGGCGGCAGGAGGGCGTTGAGCTGGGCGTCCAGTGCATCCTCGAAGGCGGAGGACCCGATTCCCGTCGCGGGTTGCGCAACCGCCGGATCGGCGGCCACGACGGGCGCAGCCGCCGGCGCACCGCCAAACCCACCAACGATGGGAGCGGGAGCCGGAGCGGGAGCCGGAGCGGGAGCCTGAACCACGGGAGCCTGAACCACGGGAGCCGGAGCGGGAGCGGGAGCCGGAGCGGGAGCGGGAGCCGGAGCGGGAGCCGGAGCGGGAGCGGGAGCGGGAGCCGGAGCCGGAGCCGGAGCCGCCACAGCCAGCGGGGCAACATGCCCGGCGAATGCGGTCGGGAGCGCCTCCGACGCTGGCTCCACCGCCGGAGCCTCGCTGCCTTCCGCCAGGATCGTCGCCACGGCGCGGCTATCCCGATGCGCGAGGATCGCGTCGGCCTGTGCGTCGGTGAGCGGCGCCAGCGGAGCGAACACGAACTTCGGATAGCTCTCTGCCGGATCGAAGCTGATCTTCGTGGCGAGCGCGTAGTAGGGATAGCCCAGGCCCTTCATCTTGTCGTCGTAGGCCGCCATGTCCCGCAGCGATGCAGCCGGCACGCGCAGGAGCATGGCACCGCCGAGACCCTCGTTGATGACGTCGGGGAACGGAACAATCGCCAGCCGCTTGCTGTCCGAGCAGCTCTTGCCCTGCTTACCCGCCGGGGTAATGCGCGAGCCCCACTGGTTCGCCGGACAGATCGCGCAGGCCGTACACTGCTTCTTGGTCGAGCCCGGAGCCGGCACGATGCCGTTGGTCGAGTAGCAATCCGGCGGGGCGGTCGAGCCTTCGACATAGCCGTTGACGTAGAAGATCTTCGAGACGTGAGCCGAGGCCTTCACGATGACGACGTCGATCGAGTTCATCGCGCCGTCGCCGTCGGGACGCATCAGCGTGGTGTCGGTGCCGCGGTACTTGGTGGTCCAGGCCTTGCCCTTATAGCCAAGGATGCCGAAGCCGGCCGCAATGCCGGCGCCCATGTCGTCGTCGCGGGGGACGTTGGCGAACCGGGACGATACCGCGCCGGGGGTGAAGCTCGGGGGGATGACGAGTGCGTTCATAGAAGAGTAGCTCCTGTTATGCGCGGCGGACGCCGACGACGTAGGTAGAGGAGAAGTTCACACCGGGCGGCGGTGCGGCGTTCCCCTTGATGAACTCCTCGACCGCAGTCGTGTTGGCTTTGCGGTCGAGCAGATCCCAGGCTTGATTGGCGATCACGTAGTCCATGAAGGCCTTGGCGTCGGCGAGCGACGCGGACTTCTTCTCGGTGCGGTAGACGGTCCCGCCGTCCGTGCTGGCGCTATTGACGCTGAGTGAGATCAGGTGGGCCAATAGAACAGAGTTGAGTTGCTCGAGGGTCTCTTTGGCCGGCTTCATTGCAACTTTATGCGCGTCGTCTTGTGCCTTGATCTTGTCGCGCAACGCTACATATTGGGCCACCCGCGTGTTGATGTCGGCCATGATATCCACCTCCTAAATCTCTGCCGTGAGTAGTGTGCCCGCCTCGAACATCTTGAGGAGGGCGTTCTGGACCTTCTGTTTCCCCTGCAACATCTTGTAGATTTTCTTCTCAACCGGCGTGCTTTGCAGGTGAAGCACCAGCTGCTTGTGTTTCTGACCGACGCGGCGAATACGATGGTTCGCTTGGTCGTAGGTCTCGAGCGACGTCACCGGCCCGAACCACACGATGACGTCGGCGGCGGTGAGCGTGATACCGTGCGCCAGGCACTGTGGGTGCGCGGCGAGGACTTTGTATTTGCCGGTGTTCTGGAACATGTTGAAGATCTGGCCGCGATCGCGCTCCGCCGTGTCGCCCGACACCGTCGCATGTTCGATACCTTCCGAGGTAAGCGCGTCCGAGATGCCCTGTAGCGCGTGCCTGAACGGCACGAATACCAGCACCTTGCGGTCGGTCGCCCTGATC